TGTCCAAAACAACAGGCTTATAATAGACATCATCTGTTATTATTCGTATATTATAACCTCGTGAGCCATCTGGTATTATTTCCTCCAGCTTTGTCGGCTCTTGAAATTTATCATTAACAGGAATTTCTACTTTTGATGAATCATTATTGGAAGAAGCATTTCCAATTCTTCTAACTGCTACGATAGGAAAAGTAGATAATGGAACTTTAACTATTTTATTTAAACTACTTGAATTATGGATCAACATTCCACCAGATACAATTCCTACATGTCCCCAATCTGAAGGAGCTAAACCATCATAAAATCTATTGCCATTATCCAGCAAAACAATATCGCCATCTTGAAGAGTATCATATATTTGATTTTGAGACATTCCAGTAATAGAAATATTTGTTCCTATATTCTGAAAATCAGTAACGCTATAAAAAACATTATTAAGTTGTTTTTCTTCTACTAATACTGTTGTTACAAAATGAGCACAACCAACATTTCCAAAACCTTCATGCCCTACCCAAGATTCAGCTCTTGAACTTATCGACATCTTTAACCTCCTTTAGATAATTCCTTTTCTAAAAGAAGTATCTCTTGATTTACTTTTAAATAATTGGGACCATTGTTCTCTAATGCTGACCATTCTTGAAGAGTTTCTACTATTTTTAAATCTTTGTATTTGCTACCGTCATCATAAAACTTTTTAGCTATTTTCCATAATGTTTCAGCTTCATTTTTTACAACATGAACAGAACCTATTTTTAATTCTTCACTTGGAACAGCTCTTTCATATTGGATAATTGCATTTCCTTTTTCATCCTGTGTAATTTTTCCTATTTGTGTACTTGCATCTTTAAACTCTTTTAAGTTTATACTTACAACAAGGTCAAAGGCTTCATCAGCACTTTCTTTAACATCATAATCTGATAAAACTACCTTAATCACTGTATCAAAATATGTTTTATCATTTATACGACGAATCACAGAGAAAAGAAATTTTTTCTTATCATATTTTAACTTTTGAATTTTTGATAATATCTCATTTGAACTTTCAAAAATATTATTTTCATAAACAGCATAACCTACTTGTTGAGCAGGTAAAAGAGCTGTAAAAGAAATTTCTGACAAAGAAGGATTACGCAATAAAATTAAATCTTTATCATTTAAAAGCTCTATTGTCTCATTTTTATCACCAACTTTTATGCTCAATTCTGCAGGAGTTACTGGCAATAATATATCATCTAAATAAAATTGATAACTCATTATGCAAATGCTCCTCCATAAGAATTATAATCACCTTGAATTGAATTTGTTAAAGCCTCTTTTATTTCATCTGCTACACGCTCAACAAAACCATTTACATCTGATTGACTGTTTATTGTGTTTTGGCTTTCTAATTTTATATTATAAGTTGGTGTTGTAAAATGATTTATTGTGTTCCTGTCGGCAAGCTCACGCAAGTATTTTGAAAAATCTGTATGATTCTTTATATCATCTGTATTACTTTTAATGTCATTTAATACTTTTGACTTGTCAAAACCTGTACTTACATTATCCCATTTAAGCATATTGGAATTTGGTTGCTTAAAATTCCATAAATTTGCTGTATTATTTAAAGTCTTTCCAGCTTCTTCCCAAGGACTTTCTTTTATAGAATCGCCTATATTTAGAACCATATCTTTTGTTAATTGTTTTATAGTATTGTCAGCTTTTTCAAACTCATAATCTTTAGAAACTCCACCTATAATTTTGCTTGCTTCATTTCCTAATATGCCATTGTTTTTATCAATTCCATATTGAAGATTTTTTTGGTTATTTGAAAAGAATTTAACTATTCCATTTTTTTCTGGACTTAATGATAATTCTATCTTATCAAATTTTGTATCAGCTATTTTATTTGATAAATTTATTAACATATTTAACCCTGTAATCAAAGGGTCTAAAAAATTTTTAACTACAAGAGTTAACCCTTGCGTGATTTTTTCACAAAGCCAATTAATAGATTGGAATAAATAATTTATACCACTTGAAAATATCCATTTTATACTAACCCAAGATAAGCGGAATATTGCTATCGTTCCTTTACCAAGTTTAATTATAAGATTTCCAATATACAATATACCACGACTAATCATTCCTATACTAAAAACAAGCCCCATAGATACAAATTTAAAGAAATCCATCACAGATTCCCAAATAAAAACAAGACCAGCACTAATAAAACTAAACAAATTATAAGTAGTACCATTTATTTTATTTAAATATTGAATCCCTACTTCTAATAAAACAAGAATTCCTGCGATTATTCCGACAGGACCTGTCGCCATTAAAACATTTATTGTTGTTATTATTCCTATAATACTTCCTGCTAAAATTGTTAATGAAGAAATACCATTAAATAAACTATCAAAATTATCTATTACCCAATCTATGGCAGGGATAGTTTTATCAATTACTTTCTCTATTATACTTGCCAAATTATAAAAAATAGGAGCTATTTTTTCTCCTATCTTTTGGATTCTTTCAGCTGTAAAGATATCTGTTATCTTTTGATATACACCTTGGAAAGCGTGTTGAGCGTAATTATTAATTCTTATCATTACTTCTCCCCACCCATCAGGCATATCCAAAAACTTCTTATTTATTTCATCTACATTATCAAAGATAGCTTTTTTAACTACATTTGCTGTTATTTGACCTTCAGAAGCTAATTTATATATTTCTGTTTCTGGCTTTTTTAAAGTTTTTGCAATTAGATTAATAAGTGATGGAGTATTATATAAAACTTGATTCAATTCACGCCCTTCCATTTTTCCTTTTACTAAAGCACGAGATAATTGAATTGTTGTACTTATTCTTGAAGAGGCATCCATATCTGAATCAGTTGTGAATAATTTTTGAAGTTGTTCTGTAAATTGAATCAATTCACCAGAAGAACCAAAAGCACCGCCTGCTCTTGCTCCTATCTTTTGAACCATATTAGCAAAATCTAAATAATTGGTTTTTGAACGCATAGAAGCCCCAAAGATAGAATCTTTTAAATCATTTATGTTTGTTTCTCCCTTTGCTACAAAATCCAAATGACTTAATCTCTGATGGACTGTCATTTGTTTTGTTGCGTCCTCAAATAATTTTTGAGTTTGCTTTAATACAGCCACAGAACCAAAAGCCCCAACTAAAGCAGTTACTATATTGTTCTTTAGTAAATCACCAAAGCCACTAAAAACACTTGAAGGATTTAAAGAAGGAGTATCACCGCCTCCTGTACTTCCTACTGTTCCTACTCTATTCAATATGCCACCTGTAGGAATACGAGAGGTTAAACCTACAGTTCTTCTTAAGGTATTATTGAGCATATTTAGCTCAATATTTGCACGGTGTGTACTTCTTCCTATTCGAGTTAAACTATTTGAAAAAACATTACCCATAGGGGCAGAAATGGTGCGTGTAATATTATTCATTGTTTTATTTAGATTTTCCAACATACCATGAACTCTACCAATACTGGAAGCTAATCCACCCATACGAGAAGAAAAATTGTCTTGTAAAGTTATAGTTGTATTTAATTGTAAATCGTTAACACTTGCCATATCTAACCCCTATTTTTTCTTTATTTTTTTCATTTCATCTTTATCTGCTTCTATTTTCACTTCTATACACGCACAAATAAAAGCCTGTTCTTCTTCAGATAATGCTAAAAACTGTGAAGGAAGAATATGGAGTTTTTGTAAACAAAAATATAATATATTGGCTCCATAATCTCCCTTCTTTTCAATTAGTTTTTTGCTTCAGATACTTTATTAGCAAAAGTTGCCTCTAATTTTGACATATCCAAAATCTTTTTTTGTAAATTGGCATAATCACCAGGGCAATCAAGAATTTTACTTATCAATTCTTCTGCACTTTTTACACCGTAAGAATTTTGAATATCTATTGAATGAAGATTAGGAACAACTACAGAAGAACAAATTAGCTTGCGAGTGAATTTTTTCTCATTCATAACACCGTTTTTATCTATTGATTCTTCACGGAGTGCTTCAAGTTCATCTGTTGTCAAAGGCTTTAATTCCCAGTCAACTACATTTCCTTCTTCATCACAAAGAGAATCTGTAGCAGGGAAAAACTCATTTTTTCTTACTTTCTTATTTGACTTCAAAAAATATTTGATGTTATTCATTTTTATACAGCACCTTCTATTGATTTAAATTCTTGTGGCATTTTACAATCTTCAAAAGTAAAATCAAGTTCTTGTTCAAGAAATTCACTATTTACATCAAATGAAGCTAATACAACTTTATCAAACAAACAATTTTTAAAAACCATCTCTTGTTTCCCTGCTCCGCTTTGAGGGTCTTCATTTGTGATATAAGCATTGAAATAAGGAAGTTTTCCTGTTTTCTTAAATTCTAAAACTGACCTTTTGAAACGAGAAGATACATCATAAAAAGTTGCACTGCCCGATCCAGTCATTCCTTTTATTTTCTTTGGAGTATCCATTCTTCCAAGCAAAGGAACATCTACTTTGTCAAGGGAATATTCAGCTTTAAAACTTTTGGCATTCATTGCCTCATGGCGTTCACCGTCAACTTCTATATAACAAGTCGCCATTTTTGCAGATATTACATCTGAAACTTTCATTGTTTGAGCCATAATATCACCTCACTTAAGCAATTATGCAAGTCAAATATAGTTTGTCCAACATATTTAATGGAGTGTATTTGATTTCTGCACCGATTGCTGAAGAATCGCCTTCAATTTCAAATACTTTAAGGTCTGCTGAATCATAAGAGTTTATAGCTCGTTGAGTTGCTAAGGCTTGCATTATATCGTTAATTTTATCCCATACATACAAACGCCCTTCAGAATCATTCTGAACTTTTCCCATTATTTGATTGTTGAACATCAATGCGACATCATTTCCTATTTGGTCATTTACTCTTATTGTGGTATTTTCACTAAACTTTTTACCTTTCAATGTTGTAAATGTAGTTAAGGAGTTTATGTCTTTCAATACCCTGTATTCATCATCTACTTTATGGAAAACAAGTTCACCGTTTTCCATTGCTGAGATCAACTGAACCTGTGTATAATTAGCACTTATTGTCAATTCACCATCATAAGTTGAATTCTCTATTGAAGAATTGACAGAACAACCTGCTTCAGCACCAGCAACCCAAGGAATTAAATTTGCTGAATTCTTTACATTGATTATAGCTTCATAATCAGCTGAGTAATTATAAAGAACTGTTTGGAAGTTTGCTCCAATTTCTTCACGCATTCTCTGAGTAAATGCTTTGAATAGTGCTTTTGTTGTTGTATCTGTACCATCATAGGCAAGGATATTGAAAGAATAATTTTCTGCAGTATCCAACATATTTTGATAACTCTGACCTGTTACAGTTCCATTTGTTCCACCTATCAATGGTGTACCTGCATTTAATGAAAGAGCTATTCCAGCTGTTGAAGAATTTTCTATGTTTACTTCCCATTCAATATAGTCATTGTCTTCTAAATCACTTATAGAACCTATATTGCTTTGAGTATCAACAACAGCATTGCCAAATTTTGTTGATACAACAAATTTGCCTGAGTGTTCTGTATCATTGGCAATTACGATTGAAAGTGCATTTCCAAAAACACCTTCATATTTTGCATTGGCATATATATTGCTTGCTTTTACTCCGTCCGTTCCATTTGCACCAGCAGAAAGAGATAAGCCATTTGTTACTGAAAGGGATATTTCGCTTGAATGGCTTTGGTAGATGTATAATCCAACCTCTGCTCTTGCATTTAATGCACGAGCCTCTGACAATGTTATTTCTGTTTCACTATCTGGATATTCAGAAACTATTAATTTACATTTTGCCAATGTGCCTGTAACTGGAGAATCTGAAATACGATATTTAAACAATGTGCATAAAAAATCTCCAATTTGTACTTCTGAATTATAATATAATGCAGTACTTAAATCTATTTTTGTTGCTTCATCTTCTTCATTGTCTTCATCAAAATCTTCATCAGCAACAACTTCTTTATAATACTGATCAAGAGCAGAGTTTGCTATATTATAATATTTATAAATATATTTTCCAACAGCTATTGAAGCATAATCATTTTCAAAAAAATTACCTATTGTATATTTACCATCAAGATTATGGGTAATGGTTGTCAATAATACTTTATCATCATCATCTGGAATTGTATCTGAAACGATTAATCTGCTTCCTGTTTCTTGAAATGATGAAAGCAAATAACTTGAAGAAGTTACTTGCGGTGTTTTCCAATCAACATAGGAATTTGCAACTAAATCTGTTACTGCTCCTATATTGTCTTGACTATCAACAATAGTGTCGCCAAATTTTGTTGATACAACAAATTTGCCTGTATGTTCTGTGTCTTCTGCAACAGCTATTGAAATAGAATTTCCCCAAGTGCCAGCATATTTTGCCTCTGCTAAAGAATTACTTGCTTTTACTGCACCTGTCCCATTAGCACCATTTGAAAGATTAAAACCACTGGAAAGAACTAAACCTACATTCTCTGAAAGCTCAGAATTTGTTTTCCAATCAACATAAGCATTTGCTTCTAAATCA